TAGATAATTTATCAGATGATATTGGTGATATTAAATCCATGCTTCAATCCTTTTTAAGTAAATCTAATGGCCAATAATACAATTACTTTTGATCCAGCTGCTGGTGTTGCATATAGTGCTAATTTAACAATTAACACTGGTGCAAACTTTAAATCAACATTTAAGGTTATCAATCCAGATAGATCTGCTTTCAATTTAACTGGATATACTGGATCATCAGAGATGGTTAAGTCAGTGGCAGTTGGTGCAACTAATCCAGCTACAGCATCATTTGCAGTGGGATTTACCAGTGCTGCTGGTGGTGAATTTAATTTATCAATGGGTTCTACAACAACAAGAACTATAAAACCAGGTAGATATGTGTGGGATATGTTAGTCAGTTCAGGATCAACAATCTATAGAATGGCAGAAGGAAACATACTGGTAGTGGCAGGTATATCCTCTGCTCCATAAATAAGTTAAAGGTAATAGTGTATAAATGGCTCAACCTGCTTCAAGACAAGATTTAATTGACTATGCATTAAGACAGAATGGAGCTCCTGTCTTAGAAATTAATGTCGCAGAAGAACAGTTACAAGATTTAATGGATGATGCTATTCAGTATTATCAAGAGAGACATTATGATGGTATCACTAAAGTATTTTTAAAGTATAAGATAACTCAAGAAGATATAGACAGAGGTAAAGTAAAAGATCCAGCTCAAGGTGGACAAACTGGTATTACTACCACAACTGCTACTACTTCTATTAATAGTGTATCAACAAGTTTTGATTACTATGAGAATAGTAATTACATACAACTTCCACCCAATATAATTGGTGTTGAAAAGATATTTAAATTTGATAGTGCTAAGTCATTAAGTATGACTAATATGTTTAGTTTTAAATATCAATTAGCTCTCAATGACATGTATCAATTTGGAAATTTTGAACTATTGGGATATGCTATGGCATTGACTCGTTTAGAAAGTATTAATTTTCTTTTAAATACTCAAAAACAAATTAGATTTAATATAAGACAAAATAGACTATATTTGGATATAGATTGGAATGAAATACGTGCTGATGATTATATAATCATAGATTGTTCATCTGCAATCAATCCTGATGATTTTACCAATGTCTACAATGATCCATTTTTAAAAAGATATCTATCAGCATTAGTTAAAAGACAATGGGGTTCAAATTTAATCAAGTTTCAAGGTGTAAAATTACCTGGTGGAACTGAGTTAAATGGAAGACAAATATATGATGATGGACAAAGAGAGATAGATGAAATAAGAGCACAAATGTTGAGCACCTATGAAATACCACCTTTAGATTTTATAGAATACTGTTATCAGAGAGGTTGTACAATCTGAGTTTGACAGTGCATATCCTATTGAAGCGTATGTGGATAGTTATGAGGGATATGGTGGACAAGGAACATTACTATCAAAGTTTGGAATACAAAATGTAGATGATTTAACTTTGATCATTTCAAGAGAAAGATATGAAAATTATATTACACCATTAATTAAAAGTATACCTAATATTGAACTAGCAACTAGACCTAAAGAAGGTGATTTAATTTATTTCCCTCTAGGTGATAGATTATTTGAAATCAAATATGTAGAGCATGAACAACCATTCTATCAACTCAAAAAAACATATGTATATCAACTAAGATGTGAATTATTCAGATATGAGGATGAGGTTATTGATACTGGTGTTGATACCATTGATGATGAAGTAGAACAACTAGGATATATTCAAACACTAACATTAATAGGAGAGGCAGCAACTGCAACTGCTACTGCAACTTATGTTGCTAGTGGAGCAGTTGATAGAATTACAATTACAAATGTAGGTAAAGGATATAAACAATCACCACAACCTTTAATTGGAATATCATCAGCACCTGATGGAGGAATATCTGCTGTTGGATTTGCATCTATATCAAATACATTCATTGATTGTGATACAGGTTTGACTGATGGTAAGATAGTTGCAATCAATTTAGAAAATGCAGGTTCAGGTTATACTGAAGCACCAATGATTACTATTCAGGATCCTGAAGGGACAGGAGTGGGTGCTGCTGCAACTGCAGGCATTACTACCATAGGATCTATTGGTGTAGTAGCCATAGCAAGTGGAGGTTCAGGATACACAACAAATCCACAGTTCACAGCATCAGGAAATGTTGGAGTAGGAACAACTGCAAGAGGTATTGGTTTAATCAATGCTTCTGGTATAGTCACTGCTGCATTTATCAGTCATGCTGGTTCAGGATATACAACTGCACCAACTATAACATTTGATGCACCTACAAGTGCTGGTTCAGGTATTGGAACTGGATCTTACATCTTTAATGAGATTGTTGAGGGTCAAACATCTGGTGCTACTGCAAGAGTTAAGGAATGGAATGCAGTGACTAATAAGTTAGAGATATCTATTATCTCAGCTAACTTTGAGAAGGGAGAGCAAATCATAGGTCAAAACTCTGGTGCTAAGTTTGCTATATTCAGTGTCAATACTGATGATGAGGTTTCTGGATTTGCTGAAAATGATGTGATACAATCAGAAGCTGATGATATCATAGACTTTACAGAGAAGAATCCATTTGGAATGCCCTAAAATAAAATCGTTAAATAGTACTGTATAGGTATAAGATAATGTTTGAGTATTTTTACAACGAAATTTTTAGATCTGTTATCATTGGATTTGGATCCCTATTTAATGGAATTGAAATCAAGAAAGGAGATTCTATTATCAAGGTTCCATTAGCATATGGTCCTACACAAAAGTTTTTAGCGAGAATGCAACAAGAAGCAGATTTAAACAAACCTGTTTCAATTACACTTCCAAGAATGTCTTTTGAGTTTTTGGGATTGCAATATGACTCATCTAGAAAGTCAACTCAAACACAGACAATTATAAATCAAACTCCTGATGGAGCAAATGTAAAAAGGAATTATCTTCCAGTTCCATATAATATGAGATTTGAACTATCAATCATGACTAAATTAAATGATGATATGCTTCAGATCATAGAACAGATACTTCCATACTTTCAACCTGCATATCAACTTCCAATTAATTTTTTAGGTAATCTGAAAGAAAAGAGAGATGTTCCTATAAACTTAGATAATATATCAATGGAGGATGATTATGAAGGAAACTTTGATACTAGAAGAGCATTAATATACACTTTAAGTTTCACTGCAAAAACAACTCTATTTGGTCCTATTACAGATGTTACTGGATCTATCATCAAGAAAACTGCTATTGGTTATGTTGCTGGTTCAAGAGAAGCAGGTAGAGCACCTGATAGAAGTGTTACATATAGAACAGTAGCAAGAGCAACTAAGGACTACACTGGTGATGTCAGAACTCTATTAGCAGAGGATGTAGATTTACTAGAAACAATCTTAGAGGTTGATGATGGAACAAAAGTTGAAGCAGGTAAATATATCTATGTGGGACAAGAAGAAATGCTTGTTGACTCAGTAACAGGAAATAAACTAACTGTGAAGAGAGCACAAGATAATACCACTGTTCAAAATCATGTTAAAGGTGCACAAATCTTGGGTATCAATTATACTGATGCTAAAGAGGATAATGCACTCATTGAGTTTGGTGATGATTTTGGATTTGATGGATCTATAGAATGAGGTTAAAACTATGGCAAAATATGACTCATTAAATGAAACATTAAACACTGATTATGATAAATCAGTAGAAATTGAAGTTAGTCCACAACCACCCATTCAAAAATCACAAGGTGATATTGACATTGAGAAGGACTACAAATATACTAGAGGACAGTTATATTCAATTATTGAGAAAGGACAAGAAGCAATTAATGGGATACTTGAATTAGCATCAGAGAGTGAAATGCCAAGAGCATATGAAGTTGCAGGTCAGTTAATTAAAAACGTAGCAGATGCTACTGATAAATTGATGGACTTACAGAAAAAACTAAAAGATGTAAATGAAGAAAAAGAATCTAAAGGTCCAACAA